GTCTGGCATATAATCATCTAATGTTATATCTTCATCGTCATATATTGGTCTAAATCCTTCTACATCTAGTCCTCTTGCATACCTGTTTAATATTTCTTTAATACTCATTGCTTGGTCGGGTATTGTTAGGCTTTTTTGTTTATTTACTTCGTATTGTTGTTGTGTATGGTCGTAATTAAGCCAATTACTTACGTTAAATTTTTTCTCCATTTTTACTTCTTTTATGCATTTGTTTAAATTGATTTATATGTTTTTCTGCTAAATAACTATAAATGTTTTCGCCGTGTATTTCAGTTAATTTGTTATTTTCTTCTTCCAAAACTATTTCTATATGTCTAGTTATACGGTTTTTTTCACTTTCGGTATAGATTTTATCCTTGTAATATCTTGGCATTGCTATTTTTTTATTGTCTTGCATTGGTACATACATTCTTTCTACTAATTCGTCTTTGTGCCAATTTATCATTTGAGGAGTCAAATAGTTTTTTCCGAGTCCTTTACTCATTAATGAAAATTCGGGTTTTCTATCATCGTTTTTATGTTGTGGGACTTTGCCTTTTTTACTAATATATTTTAGTGTATATCCAACCGATGCACCTGATACATTTCCAATATAAATACTGCCTAATTCTTTGTTTTCTAGTCTCCACGCTTTCTCTATATCCAGTTTGTTTGCATTAAATAGAATTATATGGTAGTGTGGTCTCATTGTTTGACTTCCATATTCTCCAGCTACATAGTATTTTAATTTGACTTTAGATAACTTTCTCAATCTTTTGAAGAACTTTTGAACGTCGCTCTTGTCTAAAGTCATATAACCATTTTTTGTAATTGGTACGTGTAGAGTGTTATATGTTAGTGTTACAAATAATGCTGATTGTGATATTTCTTCTTGTTTTAGTAAACGAAATGACCAGCCTGAAGTTTTCCTAGCTACGCAATTTGGACATTTTCCGCATGGTACAGGTATCTTCTCACTGGTCATTCTCCCCTTCTTTACATAAAACGGAGTTATGCAGAAAGTACTCAAAGTGTTGGTGTACCGTACTTTGGCATAGGTCTTAATGCCGATATTTTGTTAAATACGTGGCAGTATAGTTTGTCTCCTGTTTGAACTGCAAATATCCTGTCAAAGTTTGCACTGTTACACTCAATGAATGTTTGGTTTAGATTAGGTTCAGAACTGAATATTCTACCAAGGTGCCAATAGTTTAGAGTTGTTCTGAATTCTCCAGCTACCCTACTTTGTGTGAATTTGTATTCTGCATATCTTGGTACATAGCCCCATACTTGAGTAGCGTTTGCGGTATATGCAAATACTTCTTGGCGTTGAACTTCTTGTTCTCCAATATGTGCAAATGATGGCCAATAGTAATCTAATGCATCGTTTTTAAGATATGTTCTAGGAATACCTTGTTGATATGCAGTTTTTGGCATTACTGACATTACTCCAATAATGAATCCGTGTTCTTCACAAAAATATTTTCCATATTTTCCCGATGTTACTCCTATTCCGTGACCTGCCATTGTACCTTGTGGTAAGTTTCCAGCTCCAGCGGTTCCTGAAGTATTTAGTACTTCTGATACTACTATAGGTGATTTAATACCTGTAATATATTCTGGTCTGTTTAGTCTTGCGTCAGATGAACGTACTCCGAAGTGAGTTAATATGTTTTCAGTGTATCTTGTTCCACCTCTTGCGTTTTTCTCTAACCACTCTTGAAGTCTCATTGCCCTTCTTAAGTCATTAATTGTTCCAGGTAATACATCTAGTCCGCTTGTGTCTGCAAATATTTGTCCGACTGTTCCAGGGTTAGGAGATGAAGTGTTAATTGTAACTGTGGATGGAGTTCCTGATACTGTGAATGTTCTTGGTGATGCTCCAAATACTCCACTGTTTAAAGTTACGGGAACGTCTCCTGTTACGTCTCCGATTGGAATGTCTACTGATGTTCCTTTTTGTGCAAAAGGTAATGATGCAGTGTAATAGTCGTGTTCAAATGCTCTTCTTCTTAATGTTAATAGTCCAGCTAGATTTGAACTGTTGTTTCCATCTAATAATGTATAGTTTACAGGTGATACTAGATTTTGATCTCTATAGTATTCGTTATATACACATTGATATGCTGCGAAAGGAATTGCGTTTAATTGTACTCCTGTTCCGGCTCCTTTTGGTGGAATTCCCATATAGTCCATAAATGGTTCAAATGCAGTCCATCCACCACCACTATAGTCAATAAATGGCCATACAGGCGCAGTTGGTGAAGAGTCTGAAATTGCTTTTTCCCAATTAGGCCATACTAGTCGGTTTGGTACAAAGAAATAATGCATTGATACATCTACTTGATGCATAATTGGTGCAACCATTGGTGCAAATCTTACTAATGCTTCACATCCAAGTTTATAACTGTCTCCAGGTACGCATTCTTGTACTAATATAGGTATAAGATTACCCATATTTCCTGAAAGTTTTACGTCGTGTGATAAATCAAAGAGTGATTTCTTTGGTTTTATCATTTTTACTGAATTAAATAGATTCGGTTTCATAATTTTGTTTTTCTTGAAGTTTGTTAATCAATTCTGATACGTCAGTCTTTGGCCAGACAATGCGTGTGTAACTGTAACCATTCCAAGCTACTAATACTACATTTTCGTTTAATGCGTGAATTTCATAGCGGTTAGCTTGGTCTTGCATTTCAAAGTCTAAGTTTACCATTTGTTTTGTTTTTATTGGTTAATGAATAATTATAATCTAATTCCTCCACGTGATACATAGTATACTCTGGATGCTTTTGTTCTGCGCTTACTGTAACGTCTTTTCATTGTTTTTTATTTAAAGGTTTGAATAATTCTTAATATTTGGTCTATCCAGCCTCTATCAAAGCCGGCTTGTTCTAACTCTAGTCGTTTTTTATTTATATAGTTTTGGTCTCTTTTTATACCTATATCGGTAAGCATATTTTCCTGAATGATTGAATTGAGAACTTTTTGTTGTGCTCTATTCATATCGGTAGTTGCAGTGTTTGACCTAATGTTATCTATGTTTGCTTTTATTAATTCTCTTTCAAATGATGATGTAGCAGATTTTAATTTTAAGTTTTCTATTTCTGCTAATACTTTTTGAAGGTTTGGTTCCTTCATTAAATTATGTATTTCTTGTGCTCTTGTATTTCCGGCGATCGCGTTATCAGTATCGGTATTTGTTTTTCTTATTAATGCTTTTTGTGCATCTACTTGTCCGCTTAGTAATAAATCATCTCTAAACATTTTGAATGTTGTATAGTCTGTTTCTTTTAATACTTTTAAAGCGTTTGCTGCTATTAAAGCTTTTTGCTCTTGACTTACTTCTATTGCGTTTCTTAGATTGTCAGTTTGTGCAGATTTTAATTGTAAGTCTGCATATTGAGATATTGATTGTCCTACTGCAGATAAGTCTAGTTTTGGTGCGATAGGGGAGTAGGGTTTAGCGTCTGATGACCTTACGGCTCCAGCGAAATTGTCTACTGTTCCTTTACCATATACTAAATGTGGATTGAGTCCAGCTTCTTTTAATCTTTGCATTTGTTGTTCTGGACTTCCGTATCGGTTTTGCATTTCCCAATCTGCTAATGAATCTTTTCTTTGTTGTTGATACATTTGTTGGTTATATGCTAACTGTTGTTTATTTGCTCTATTTTGTGATATAGCGTTTATACCTTGTCCTATTAATGATGTTGCTCCTGATATTATACTTGGTAATGCTGCTGCTAGTTGAAATGGCATAGTTTTTTGTTGTTTAACTTAGTATAAATTATAAGGGATTTTTTTATTTATTATGTTAAGTAGTGAACTACTGTTTTATAAAATTGTGGTTTTTATATGACACTACAAAATTTTTTTCGCGTTTGAGTCGTTTTTTTTTCGTTTAATCGTTTTTTTGTCACTCCTTTTCGCGTTTTTTATTTTAGTTAGTGTCAATAAGCACTAATATATCAAGGGTTATTAGTGCTTATTTTGTTTTTTATTTTGCTTTATTGAATAAAGCGAAGCTACCGCCTCACTTCGTTCGTTGCTTTGCGAATCGCAAAGCCCCTATTCGGGGCCTTGCTGCTTCGCGTCATCAACAGCCACATTTTCGGTCTCTGGCAGACCTACTTTTTCGGTGGTGTTGAATTGGTTTTTCAATTGAAACAGTTCCTGTTCAATTGCTTGTTTGTATTCTTGCCTTTCGGCTAGATCCATTTTTCTTGAGTCTGGCATATAATCATCTAATGTTATATCTTCATCGTCATATATTGGTCTAAATCCTTCTACATCTAGTCCTCTTGCATACCTGTTTAATATTTCTTTAATACTCATTGCTTGGTCGGGTAT